ACCTGATACACCCTTGATCACGTCCGAAGGATGTGGACATGGTTCAGCCACATCAGTCGGAAGTTCCTGGACTCGGACCCCACCGACGTTCGAGTCGCTGCATCCCCCCAGTAATAGAAATGCCGGGATTGTTAGAACCAGGAGCCACAGTGGCTTCTTTTTCAAGTACATTGATCAAGTCCTCTTTTTCACGTTGAAGCTGGCGAAGAGCTTCTGTCTGCATTCGTACCACATCTCCGAGATCCAGCAACTCTTGTTGTTTCTCGGCTGTGCGATCGGCGATCTTCTGAATCTCGCTGACAGATCCTTTGTGGTATCCATAGGCAAAAGCCCCACCCAACAGGGCGAGACCTCCAACAATCAACACAACGTTCAGATACTGTTTCATCCAAATTTCTCCAGCATACGAGCACGAAGAACGTTTCCGATTTTCACTGCATCACTTGGTTTGCCGTAACAAGGAAGAACCATGTAATCCCATTTGTTTCTCTGTGCGACACCCAGAGTTTGCTGAACTTCAGCATGGCTCAGAGTTGTCCAAGGAGAGACTGGAATGTTGTATTCGCAACAGATCTCCCAGGTTTTCTCCAGCATCGCATCGGTGCCTTCCCATGTGATCGGGTGGCTGCCCCACTTCATTGGCCAACCATTGGCTCCGGCCATTGCATCTTGAGAGACTCCGACCCAGCCAGTGTTCATCGACTTCGTGTGCGATGCACCAATACCTTTGCGCCAGTCATACATCACCTGTTCGGCGATGGTGCTGTTCCCGTCGTAGATGTTGCCTTTGGTGTCAGTCAGGAAGTTGTAAGCCTCCTTCTCCAGCTCGATCAGACCATTAGCTCCAGCAGTCCAGTGCCAAACGACGCCTCGTACACCACGATCGAAAAGATCCTCTTGTTTCCGGACCTTACGAACTTTCATGGCTTCAGCGATACCAGCTCGTGTCTTGGGACCGGTCATCCCATCCACAATAAGACGTGGTGCTTGCAAGATGGCGTTCACACGCCCTTGATACTCACGAGCTGCATACATTATTATTCTCCTGTAATTTCTGTTGTTCCCTCTTCGGGATTGAAAATAAGACTACAAGTTTCTGGTGTTTCATCAGAAACCCGTGTGTCGATAGTCACAGAGATATAACGAACGCAGACCTTAAATGGTTGAACTGGTGCCGGAGGTGGCTCTGTCCCATCTGATTGGTCGAAGAAAGCAGCCCATGTCCACAGACGTGGGTTGTCTTCATCTGTTGAATAATTGCCTGTACCACGACGAGTTGCCAGACGGTTGTCGTCAGCATCTCGAATGATTGCGATCCATGTTGCTTCAACCAAAAGAACTGCATCAGCATCATATAGAAGCATCGGACGCTCATAGTTGTCTGTCTGGATCACTTCCACAGTCGCTTGGATAAATGGACGCTCTTTGAAATACTTATCACCAACTGGTCCCACCATTGGGAAGACCAGCAGCATTACAATTCCAATCATCAATCCGATAATGAGAACTTTCAGATCGTCACGATTTTGAGTTGTACGTTCAGCACGAAACACTTTTGAATGTTGATCAGTCATTTTTCTTCCTTCTCTTTGGGTCCGGAAATGAACCGCTCAACGAGCGTCACTGCCACCAATCCGATAAGGAAGGAGGCGGCTGTAAGAGTCCCCAAAGCTCCAGCCATATTTTCTGGTAGTTCACCGATCCATGGTTCCATGATAACCGGTGCTACTACGCCAATACCAAATGCAACTGCTCCACCAACGAACACGACCCGGACTCCTTCACGCCATGTGGTCTTCAAAACCACTGCACGCACAGAACCACCCAACATTCCCATGAATGTCAAGATACCTGCTCGTTGGTTGAATACCTCAAGAATGAGATTAGGGTCTTTTTCCGACATTACACAAAACCTCGATCTGTGAATTTATCACTTTCATGAGTTTCCGAGGTTGAAGAGAGATCTTTCATCTCATCTTCGCCGATATGCCGGAGGTAGGCTGCGTAGTAGCTATCGCCTTTGGCTGAATGCTCAGGACCATTCATGTGGGAGATATACAACGCTGCAACGAATAGTTGCAAGCCCGTCTCCAAATTTGGTGGCAGATTAATCTCACCCGCACTCAGGATAGTGGGATGCTTCTTTTGGTAGCGGATCCGAACTCGACCGACATCAGGAGATGCAGTCTTTGTGAACTCTTCGATCTTCGCATCTGTGAAACGCATCGTGTTGAACGACGGTGTCAGGATATGACCATTGCTGTTCAGCGTGTGACGTTTTCCTTCAGAATCAAAGAGATCCAGAAACTTAATGAACGTGTCATCAGTGAACGGTTCTTCGACGAAGTCTGTCAGCGTCCCACCAACATTGGCTTCTGTGAACGGGTAGATGTTCTGCCCATCGACGAATGTCAGATCGACCTGTCCTTTGAAAAGCGGGAACCGTGTTGAGAGATCAACCAACCCCTGGTTGGTAAGGCTGAGGATCGTCTGGTAATACTCAGGACAAATGACGCCCATATTCTCATCATCCACCGCAGCGGTGTTTTTGAGTTGCCCAGTTGCGAGACGTTGACTGAAATTCTGAAACGTGATCATTGGCTTACCTTTATGGTTAGATCAGACCACGTATGATCCGTATTCGGATTCATCTGTATCATCTGATGTCAAGAGATTGCTACCCCAAATTTGGTGAGACCGAACGGTGGAATCGTCTCCATCGTCTTGTGTCTCGCTGTTGGGTTTCCAAGGATTCATGTACTGCAACATCGAAACTGTGTCGATGCAGTCATCTTTGCCTTTGATGCCGTCCTTGGTTGCAAGGGCGATTTGTTCAAGGAAGATACTCAATTCCTGTGAGTTTTTCAACTCTGTCGGAAAGAAGATCTTTCCTGACTTGAACAGAGGCACTACCAATCGAGCCAGTTTATCTGTTGTTGGCCGGATTCCTGATTTACCTTTTTGGCGTGTCAGGTTGAAGAACTTGTTCCGATAATTCATCTCATTCATGAGCCATTGGATAAAGCCCTGCTGCTGGCCAGAGATCTCGATGCCCACACCTTGTGGATCATACTCATCCACGAACCCGAACAACTGGTCGATCGCTTTGTCCATGGTTTGGCGAACGACGACTCCGTCCACCCAGTGCCATTCTGACGCAGCGTTATATGCCCACACAGACTGAACGCTGTAATCGGCTGTTTGTTTTGAAGAAGTTGCAAAGTCCGTCGTGATGTAGAAGTTGTAGTTCTGCTTCTTTTGGAGAACCGGTGCTCGTGGCCGCCAGAGGATCTCTGCTTCTTGAACCAAACGAGACTCATCTGATGTAATCCGCAGCATCATCTCCTGGCGGAATGATTTGAGTTTGCCTTCTTTCTTGGCCGACTCATACTGCTCTTTCACGTACTCGTATCTGAACCGGTCTTCCCAGGCTCCACGAAACTCTTCTTTGCTGCATGGGAACTTCTCACAGATCGGCCACACGTTGACGTGCCATGCCCCGGACTCGATCGCTTCATAGACGATGTCGTTCTTGTTGAACGGTGTCCCATTCATGATCATCTTGTTTCGTGTTGGATCCAACGCATATTGGACGCCGGAATATACCGTGTCCTTGATGGCTTCCATTGCTGTGTTTGATTTTGAGTCAGCATCTGAAACCAAGTCATCCATGACGGCCAGCACTGGTCGTTTACCAAAGATCTTCGTACCACGGATACCTGATTTGGCACCGAACATCTTTACACCCAGACGGTGTCCACGCTTGTTCTCAAATTCAAGATAGTTCTCTGTGAACTTGGCATATGGAATCCAGCTCTGAAGAAATTCCGAATTGTTGTATCGGAACTCAATTGAGTTCCGTGCTGACTTCACACCGTTGTCCATGCTGTCCGAAATATACAACATTCCTGAGACAACCCCGAAGTTGGGGAGTGTCCCAAACATGGCCAGATACAGAACCAGATATTCCATGAAGAGCGTCGTCTTCGCCGTACCACGAGCACAGAGGTTCGCAATCTTCTTCTCGCGTCCAGTCAATTTATCCAGCATTGCCAAGTGCATGACTGGAGTTTTGTTGTCTTCGCCAACATCTCCGTTCACCAGCTTAATGAAGTTCATGAATTTCAGTGAGAACTCGCTGGGGATGTATCCAGCGTGGCTGTTGAGCATCATGAAGTCTACCTCGTTGAGGTAGTCATCGACGGTCTTCTCTGGGACGAAGTCTGGCTGCTGGATCATGGATTCACCGTTTTCATTGGCAACGCAGCGATGTCATTCGCCGACGTGTTGGGATCATGCTCAATAAGATTGAGTTGTTTCCGTGACATTTCAACCAGTTGCTGTTCGAGAGCTGCCATACCATCGTTCATGGCAATGTCCACTTTCAACTCTGATTTGTGGATCTCTGGTTTCTTCAGGTGAGTCAGCAAACTGTTCGCAGCGTCGCTTCGGACTTTGGGAGAAACATCAATGTCCATCATCAGCTCATACTGGGTGTTGATTGCTTCCTGGAAAACATCCTGGTTCAGGATCCAGGTTGGAACCATGGCACGCTCCATGATTTTCGTGACGAGCTGGCCTTTGTTGTAGGCAGTCACCATGGAGGCAATGTCTTTTGGTTGTCGGCCTGCGTCCTTCATCGCTTGGTAGCGATCGGGGAACGTAGCTTTGTACGAGTCGATGTTCGTCTTGCCCATGATCTTGTGGGAGACGTACATCACAGCTCGGACGTAATCACCGACCTTGTATCGACCTTCTTGCAAGACTCCGGAGAATGTCACAAAGTTATCTCGGATATTGCGAGCCTCTTCCGGATCTCGTGAGAGAGCGTTCAGTTGGTTCACCATATCTTGAGTGATATTGTGTCGGTGTTGTGCAGGAAGGGATTCCTGAACTGCGCCCAGTGTCAGCATTGCCTGATTACCTCATAGTGTGTTAAGCGATTTCAATGGTTCGCCTATAACCTGAACTTAGACTGGAAAGCAACAAAATGGCAACATGCACAACTAATTACACCTGCACCCCCGTTTGGTACACTTCAGTCGATTCGACCGAAGGCGGTGGTGAGGATGTCATCTCCTACGCGGCTGGGCCGAGTGCGGTAGATCTCAACGTGACTTGCATCGTGAATACTGGGGACATCCAGTTTCAGGTCAAAGATCAGAACGATGTTTGGTTCACCCCAACAGAAGCATCTTACACGGTATTGGCTTCAAACTGTGTCCGTCTTCCACGGGCCAATATGCCAGACATTCGGATCTTCGCCACTGGCGATGCGACCTTCTCTGTGGCTGGTGATCTCCGCAAAGGATAAGATATGCCCGTAATTTATACCAATACCCAGGACGAGTGGAAACGTCGTCGTATCGACGTTCGCCACATCAACCCGTCCATCATGGAAGGTGAACGCGGGCATACCTCAATGCTGGGTCAGGGTTCTGCTGTTCCAATTGTTCGGTATGCCCCGACCTTTCTTTTCCCTCCATATCTGACTGGTGATTTCAAGATCCCATCAGTGTTGACGGCTAACCCTGGTGTCATTGACGCCAGTCCCAAAGCAAACATCTTTTACCAATGGTATGCTGACGGAGTCATGCTGATTGGTGAGACCGGCAAGACACTTACAACCAGTCTTTCATTCGATGATGTTGAGATCACCTGCGAAGTCACAGCCGTGAACTTCCTTGGTGTTGATGTTGGTTTTACAAATGGTATCACTCCAGGTCTGGTCGAACCCATCATCAACGAAGAGTATCTCACGTATGCTGTTTCTGGTCTGAGCCAAGAAAAGAAACAAAACATGTTTGACCACAAGACTCTGATCGCCACAGGTATCTCGATGTATCTACGAACAGATGTTCAACAACAAATCATTTTGATTCCCACAGGTATGTGGGTTGAGCTTCGTGATGATGTCATGAGTGGAACAGGTGCTGTCATCACTGGTCTTGGTGGAGATGAAGGTGGACAACTCTATCACAACGAAGCCTATGTGATGTGGCAGCCAACTCGTCTTGCTGATCTTGTCGTTGTGAACCCAAGTGCTGAATCTGGGGATATGACTGGTTGGACTGTGAATGGGGATGTAAACAGTATCGTTGCAACCAGTGTGGCTCAGACAGGTACAAGTATCCCTACCGGAGGCAACCCTTGGTACTTCTCATCACACCTTGCTCTGAAAACTATCCCATTCATGAGTCAAGTGATTGATATTGATGTGGGTCTCCATGCTGACATTGACGCTGGTTTGATCTTAGGTAAACTGGATTACGCATTGGACACTTACACGGACAGCTTTGACCACCGTTTGATTGGTGTCTTTGAGTATCTGGATGCTTCAAACGTTGTGTTGAATTCTTACAGCCAGTCTTATCGAAATCTTCGAAACTATTCTTGGACTCGTGATTACAGCCCCTTGATTTACATGCCAGCTTTGACTCGCAAAGTTCGTTTGTCTTTCACCTTCTCCACGAACACCAGCTACAACAATAACGTTTATCTGGACGACATTGTCGTCAGTCTCTACAAAGACGAAAACTAAACCAAAGGAAAAGACTATGCCCAATATCCTCTTCGCTTCAAACAACATTGCCCATTGGCCGACTGCTGTTGCGGGATCGGTTCCGGGTACGTTCGATTCTGCCCGCGTTCCATACTCGATTGCCATGAGCAATTATGAAACTTTGAACTCTCCTCAGTTCGAGCCTTCGACTGGAGATGAAACGTGGTTCCACTTCCGGATCTACAACGCAGGTGAGGCAGACTACGGCGATACTCAAACTCTGTTCAAATGCTATGACATCCAAGGTAATACCCTGGTTCATATCCGCAAAGCATCGTCAACCTATGGGTATTTTCTTACAACTTTCCTGTATGATGGTAGTGGTTCTTCTCTGAATGATGACTGCACGGTCCCGCTGACCGACAGCAAAGTCGGTTTCGTTGACATCAAGTACACAGTCACCACTCTGAATATCGAGCTGAAGGTCTACATCAACGGCACGTTGGGCAGCACAATCTTGTTCAACGCAAACCCAAACAACTACGTGGCTCCTGTCACTTTCTCTTTGGGTTGTGCGTTTACGACAACCCTAAGTGAGACTCAGCATATCTC